ATTCTATTAACTAATTATTATTATATTTTCTTATATTTCTTATACCATATGTGGCAATAATAATAGAAAATATTAGCTTGGAAAAGCTAAGTATATGATGAACTATTATCAAGTTGTGTAGATGCAACTGAAGGTGTCGGCGTGAAGTGTGAGCGTCGAATTATTTTCTAAGATCACGAAGGATCTCCTAGAGGATATACCATACCTATATCTAATGACTATTGCTTTTATAAAGCTATGTTTCAAATTTTGGATAGTTCAGATGCTTTCACTAGAGAAGCTTTATAGTGTTTGTACATTTATCACAAAGATAAGGTGATAGATGTAGAACGAGCTGATTAGTGGAGAGCTGAATATAACGTATACGTTGATACTTTAGATATTCATTTCTTTTTAGATGAGATATCTAAACATCATAGGATGAAGACCTGCCTAGTTTCTTTTGAGTTTTAAGGCGTTATCCACGTCATGCCTTACCTCTAATCCAATTTTCGGCTACTCAAGTGTACACCAGGAATAGAAGTGAAGTAGGTCGATAAGAGATCGGATTAACTCAAACCTCCGAGTAAGAAGAAGTAAAGTTAACGTGTTTTTACTGGCACCAGATAACAATTTTATCATGATTTGAGATAACTCAAGATCTAAACTGACGGTAATTTATTAGAAGATGACCTCGTAAAAATTTCGGACGATACTTTAAAGATTTTGGGGATTTTCTCTTTAAGTTAGAGAGGTATTTACCGTGACATTTTGGGTATTTAAATTACTCATGTATTAAGTTATAGTTAGATGTGTCTACTGCTTAATAAGCCTAGCATTTATAATAAGCCGGTCAAATCTTAATTAGTTAAAACTAAACATAAAAGTGCTCCCTTTGTTACTTTACTCGAATAATAACGAATTAAGCAAGTGAAGATTGGCATGTTATAACATACGATAAGTATGCCTTTAGATGTTGTGAATGTTTCTGCTATGGCTATTTAGTAAACTGGAGCGCCCTCTTTAGCCACCATTTATTCAGAAGTGTCGGTCAAACTCCCGTCTGGAGAAGCTAAGCATAAGTATGATTACTAATTCAACAGTATGAAGAATGAGGTAGTGAGCTTGACATTGAATGCGTAATCAGGAGTGACTCGTCAATGTTTTAATTTACTCCATACTGCTGGGTTCAATATAGATTCAGACTCTTATAAAACGACGCAACACACTAGCGGAGGGCACTCGAACATTAGATTTATAGCTGATTAGATGCACACGATGACTTTTCAGAGATTGCTATAGTTACCTTAAGGTTAGTATTTGATTATAGACGTAGGCAGTAAATTCTAATCGATGGCTAATTAGTTAAAAAGATTGTTTAGAGGGAAAGTTAATCATAGGTTCAGGTTCTTACCGTTACGACCAATTCTCAGTGATTACGATTAAGTTTATATGGCCGAAAACATCGATAAATATTAATAAATTGTATCTGAACCATACTTGTAATTTTAGCCTGTGTCTCACTGCAAGTTCTAAGAATTAGATACTTAACTTTACATGCACACACATGGCTTATAAGATTATTAGGTGATATATATTATGAACGACGTTCATTATTATTTGAGTGGATGTTCTTCTCCAGTGAACGCTATGTATTATATAAGTGGCATGAATTTTACTCCTCACACCGGAGAATATTTATTGCCTTTCAGCGAAGGTAATTTTCTGGTATACAACGACCATTCTAATAAAGCTTACGATAGTTATATCAAAATGAATCCTAAAGGTACAGATAACGTCTATTAACATCCCTTAGTTACGTTAGACAATCCTGATAGGATAGCAGATTTAGGTTGGCTATCATTTAACCACAAAGCTGTTTATATTAAAGCTGGAGATAGACTGCCGATAACTAAGAGGTAAGCTTTACAGACTGCCGAGATTTAATTTAATATTCAGTAAGATTATTTTTATAAGTATTTCTTACCTTTGGCGAAGAATGATATCATGTTGTCTTAATTGACGCGTTGGCGTTAACAACCATCTGGGAAGAAGTTACATTTTCAGCATGACGGAACTAATCTGTTGAGTATGTATCATTCATAAGATTCAGCAAATCAGAAACGGGGATTCACGGTTATGTTGTTATCGTTCTGTCTGTTATCATTAGCCGGCTTAAAGTCTCTCGAACTTATATTGTTTCTCCCTCTGTTCTTTACCGTCCTGTCATCTTATATGTACATAGTATATAGTTACTTGTAATAAGATGACTTAGCGAGATTTCAACATTATTGCTTCCTAGATCATATACCTAGGTTATATCATGCCATCCCTTCAAATCATGTCACTTAACATTAATAGTAAGGTTACTCTAGAGTGAATGTATTCGGTGCGTTTAAAGATGTGAATGCAATGCGTTAGAACGCCTATTTATAGAATTGTATGTTGAATGACTTAGACTTAGAAACATAAGTTGATTTGGTGAAGATTAAACAGGTTAAAGATACCGATCCTGTCCATGTAACTTCTAGCTATAAATAATATTATTTGGTTAAGGATTTCGACGAAACGGTAATTAAAAGTATGAATCAGATGAATGAGCTGATTATAGATTAATCTTTTAAAAATTAGTATGACTATAATTGGAGATAATGTTTGAAAATTAAACGGGCAGATGAGTCACATGTAGTTCAACTTACTGCTATGCCAACAGGCGTTGATTTAATATCCAACTTTAGAGATAAAGTTTCGTTCGAATATTCGACGAAATCGGCCACTAACTAAATATTCGCAATGTATGGTAGATTTTTTGGTTCTGATACTCGACCAGATGTTAACCACTTAGAAAATTTTGAAAGGTTAGTCGATTTATATGCTAAAGATTTTGAAAATTCATTAGACACTAGTTAACTAGACTTTTGTCCCTATACTTGGATAAGCGAGAAGATTGATTTCGCTTTAGCTAAGAGATAGAAATATTAGGCTAGTATACATACATAGCTTTAGGGTGATTTAGATAGTTTTAGAGGTTCTTATGTGTCTATGCTGAAGAGTGGTGAAGAATATCTAATAGACGTAGCTGATATACAGGAATCTATCGTTCATAAAGCTAAACCCAGGGACATTAAGAATCCCAGTGCTTAATTGTGCGGGCTTTACACAGCCATTTAATCAACATTTTGGCCTTTAATTAAAGCGTTTGAACCAGGATATATTTAAGGCTATGAACCTATAGAACTTAAGAAATTGTTGTTGGGCTAAGTTTAGTCTCATTCGCATGTTATCAGTGATGATGGCTCTCGTTTTGAGAGCACTCAATATTTCGAGTTACAATAGATAGTAGACAGGAGATTTATGACTATCTTATTATCGAATTTCTTGCATAGAACTGCTCACGACGAGACTTTTCGACACATTAGGAGTATACCATTGCATTAATTAATAGAAGTGTTAGTGCCTGAGTTCAACACTGTATTTGTACCTTTGAAAAATGAAGGAGAGCGTTGGGATTAGAGGTTGTAACGAATCTGGTAGCGAGATTGGGCTGCTACTAAAGGACCTGCTGAAGATAATTTTAAAAAATTTCTTCCCTTTGTGGTTAGAGGGACTACTTTTAGCGGTGTCCCTCAAACTACTTTGATGAATACTTTTAGAAAATTGTGCTATTCTTATTATGATATATGGAATTCTACCGGCATATACGGATGGAAGGATAAGCGTGTGTCCGTTTGCGCTGCTGGAGATGATGGCATAACTTTCGGGAGCTATGAATTATTACGGTAGATATAACATATGAAATTGCGACTTTCTGACCCCAAAACTTTAGTTCGAGGTTTAGGATAAATCATTGAAATAGCTCCCATAACTTTAAGTAATTAGTTCGATTTTTGTAGCAAGCTAGTACTCTAGGATAATGGGTGTTTTTTGGGTAGAGATTTGTTGAAAGTTTTGACTTAGAAATAATATTTTACTAAGAGTTGTTAATCGATGAGAAGGAATCCCGCCTAGCATGTCAAGGCTATTTTAGATGGCCTTAAAGCTGAACGTAGTTCTAGGCTATTGGAGAGTATTCTGTAAGAGCGATTAAGGATAGTAGACGTTGGCACGTCGTATTAAGATTTGACCGTAGCTAATTCTTATTATAACGTTACTACTGATACCGGTTATGAATACGAACATGTTATCAATTAACATTTGTAGTTAGATCTTAGTGATCTAATACAAATCATGACAGAAGGTGTCGCCACTTCCCGTTAAGAACTTAGTTAACATAATTATGGTCGATTTGAGTTAAGTAAAGACGGAGTTGTATTAGGGTGTAAAAATATCTATAAATAATAATTAATGTAATCATAAAAATTGTTTAAAAAGAAAAACTCTAATAAGAAGAGAGTTTAAATTTAATCTAAGAAAAGTAATAAGATTAATAATAAATAAGATCAATAAATAGTTTAACTGTAAAAATAAGTTGAACAATTAGCACTCCATAAACCTGTTAAAGGTAGTGTTCCTAATAAGTTCAAGAATAATCATGCTAATTCTGTTAAAATGGGTACCAAATCATCTTATGTTAAATCTGTGTTGAGACCTTTCGAAACCGCTTGTATTAAGGCTCCATATGATTTCCCTATTAATACTTCCGTAGTTAGTAATACTTATGAAATACCTCTCACCGCCGTATTGGGTAACGGAGCGGGAGTTATACCTAACGGTTAGTATGGGATCAGTGTGTGTGTTTTTCCTCACGCTTTTAATAATTAATAGAACAATTTGGGTGTGAGTTTGATTAACACTAGAACCATCGTGTAATTTGGGCAGGGAGCTGGGTCTATAGCTGATATTATTATAGCTACTCCTAGCGTGTTAGACGGCTTCCAAGGACCGTCTAGTTTTGTTAATGCTAGATGGACTAGTGCACGTGTATTGAGATGCGGAGTTAGATTGATCTCGACTACTAGCGCGTTGAACAAATAAGGACTCATCCAGATCGTCTAGATACCTGGTAAAGATTATGAGATTACGAATTTCTCTACGACTTCGCCTGCTGTTAATTTGTTGAATTACACTTAAATACGATAGTATTCTAATAGTTATGAAGCTTTGAATGCTAGAGTTGAGGGATATCATGACTATGCTTGGGTTCCGACTGACTTAGTCGACACTCAATTTTAGTAAGATTTCGCTTTTGCTCTACCGAGTAATGCTTTGATTACCGGCGATCTTGAAACACTCGCTAATCACTGTAGGAATAATATTTAGATTTTAGCTACAGGCTTGTCGAGTACTGATACATTTAGATTGGAGGTCAAAATAGACTATGAATACATCCCAACTGGAGTTTACAAACCTTGGTCTTTTATTGAAGGGGCTAGGGCTGATTAGAGAGAAATGGCCATGCTCAGAGACGTGGTGGTTTCTTCACCTTAAGCTTAATCTGGTGTTTTTGATGGCATCTGGTCCTTCCTAGGAGATAAGGCTTCAGAATATGGGGGCAAGATTTTAGAAAAAGCTCCTGGAATGTTTATGGATGCTGTTCTAGATTCAGGTTATCTCGCTAATAGCTTAGGTACTAAGCTCATGCTCACTTATTGAGCGCTTTAGACTCCTGAAAAACTGGAGTCTTAAATTATTACCTCTAAAACTTTGTTTTAGAGAGCTCGTCACTTTGTGACGAACCTATCTTATTC